TTAATTTCTCTACGGATTCCTGTTATATGTCCCTTTAGACTGATTAATTCTTCGTTGTGAGTTCTTGCCATTGTCGTTTAAGCATTTGCAAGACTTTAGCAAGACACACCCACCAATCCAAAGTTTGAAAATGCAATTAATATTATGCAGTGTGTTTATCAAACTATTGTGTTTTAATAAAGTTATTTGTTAAAAGTCTTTTGTATATCCGAATACCAGTCTTTGTAAAACTTTTGAACATCTTTTAAGTATGTTTCATAGTTTTGTTTTAGTTCTTCGTATGTCGGTAGTTTAAATGTAAACATTTTTTCTCCTATTTAGTTTTAGGATATATATGTTGCGTTGCAACAAAAATCAAGACTACTTTAAATGTTCTTTAACTGATTCAATAATATATTTGGCAATCTCAAACTTCCATTCAAGATACAAACCAATTATTATTCCTAATATAAATATAATCATTTAATCTTATTAAAGTATTCTATACATTCTGCAATAGTTTGTTGTCTAATGTATTCATCTCTTATTTCTTGTGATGTAGGTTGTGGCAAAGGAGAATCCCATCTGTCTATAATAAACTCACCAGCAGAAGTAAGATCATAACTTGCGTCAGGTGCTAAAGATTTCATTACTGTATTAATACCCCAAGAAAAACCATTTTCATTAGTGTATCTTTTTATGGTTGCTTCAATGGATAGTTTTCTTACAGTCATAATATAAGTTCAGTTAAAGATTTATTTATACCAACTGTTCCTTTGATAAAAACATTAAAAGCTAAACTTATTCTTGTGTTAGTACCTTCTTTAGTTTCTACCATGTGAGTTAATGATGATGGGAATAGTATTATATCTCCAGTCTTTACAGGAAACCACCAAGATTCTGAGTTCCACATATTCCAATCTTTTACTTCTAATTTAATTGTTTTATAATTATCATTAAAAAATTTAATCTTATCATGTTCTTCGTGGCAGTTAATGTAAAATACTCCTGATACTAATGAGTTTGGGTGTGCGTGTTTATGATGGTACTGATTTTTTTCAGTAAAGTTTAACCAAGATTGTGTAATGTAGGGTGTGATTTTATTAGCTGGTGAAATAACTTTATTAAAATAATCTTGTAATGTAATATCTAAATCTTCTTTTAAATTTTTAAATGCTTTTTGATTAAGAATGTAATTATCATTAGATGTTGTGTTACCTTCATTTTTATAAACATCTAATTTAGTCTTATCAATAAATGATAGTTCTTTATTTGTAAGTTCTCTATTTAATTTTGAAATATAAATTGGTGTTGGGAATATCCCATATATTGTTGCTTCCATTATTCCTTCCTTTTTTTTTATTCTTTAATCTTTATTTCCCAATTTATAATAGATTCATTCCAAGAATAATATTGATTATTTTCTAATTGTTCTGTTGGTTCAACAATAGGTGCTTCCCAAAGACAAGTTTGTTCATTTAATATCCAGCTATTAAAAGGTTTTTTAATAATAAAGGCATCTCTATCTTCGTCATAAATCATACCAATACCAGCATGGTTTTTTCTTAATGGAATACCATTTTTATCATGTACTCCTCCATGAGTATTGTATGAAGTTTGAACCCATACAGGATAACCTGTTAATTTTGTTAAGAAATCTATACCAATATCTTCTCTTTCAATTCCATTACTGTCGTGCAACACTTCATTAGCTACTGAAAGCACTTCTATAACTTTTCCATTTAATCCTATTTTTGCGAAACTAGCCATTATGCTGTGTAACTCCCTGAACCATTAAATTGTAAAATTGTATTACTACCAGATGTTGTAACTGTTGGTGAACCAGTTGTTGTAGATGAATAACTAGCAGTTGGTACACTTAATATAACAACTCCTTTTCCTCCACTTGCGTTTGAAAAAGGACCACCTCTACCACCACCTGCTCCACCACCTGTATTAACTGTTCCATTAACTCCAGCACCATTATTGAATCCATTTCCTCCACCACCAGAACCACCTGCACCTGTTGAAACACCACCAATTTCTCCTGCCCAACCAGTCCCACCACCACCTCCACCTGCTCTTGTAACAGATGAACCAGTTATTGAAGATGCAGTTCCATTACCACCACTACCACCAGTATTTGTACCAGCATTACCTCCTGTTGCACTAGCACCACCACCACCACCACCAGCAGTGTTAGACTGATCATTACTGGTTCCACCATTATTACCTTGACTTGGAGATGTGTTTGGAGTGTTACCAGAACCACCAGAAGCACCATTAATATTAGCACCAGCGCCACCACCAGAACCACCAGAAGCACCCCCAGTTGCCACTCCTGCTGGACCACCTCTACCACCTCCAGCAGATGTTATAGTTGTTAAACCTGTTCCTGAAATTGATGAATTTGAACCAGTTGTTCCACCACCACCTCCATCTCCTACTGTTACTGTAATGACTGTTCCACCATTAACTGTTTGTGTTGATGTTCTATATCCACCAGCACCACCTCCACCTGTTGCGTAATTTGGAGAAACACCAGAATCTCCTGAACCTCCTCCTCCTGCTACTACTAAAAAATCTACTGAATATGTTATTGGTTCTAAAGCATCTGTTCCTTCATTAATTCCTGAATAAGCTAACCAACCTTGTGTTGAATCTATGTAAACTAATCTTACACCCTCTCTTTCACCAGTTAATAATAAACTACCAGTTCCACCTTCTATTTTATTTCCATTAGGAGAAATGGTAAGTCTATTGGTGTCAAAAGTTCCTGCGTAATCTAAAATTATAACTTCATCTCCAGCACTTGGTGATGCAGGTAAAGTTACTGTAAATGCAGATGAAGTTGTATTACAAAAAAATCCTTTATTAGCAGTTGCAGTAAATCCTGTTGTTTTGACAGTTGTGTCCCAATCAGCAGTTCCATCTGCTGAAAAACTTGTAAATGAAAGAACTCCTGAACCATTAGTAATAAGTGCTTGTCCATTTGTTCCATCAGTAGCAGGTAATGTAAAAGTTAAATCAGCACTTACACTAGCAGGTGCTTTTAATGCTACATAGTTTGTACCATTAGCTGTTGTTTCACGAAAGCGAATTTCTTTTTGATTATCTATAATTAAATTTACTGTTGATGTAGAAGCTGAATCTGAAAGTGTTAAAACAGTTCCAGTAGCTGTTGTAGAGAGTCCAGTAATTGATACTGTTGAGTCTAACCAATTTACTGTGTTAGCTGAATGGTCAATAGTTGCTAAAGATATATCGTCAGCACCATCATAATATTTTAATGTAGGTGTAGTTGGAGAAGTTGTATCTAACCAAAGCTGACCAGCTACTGCACCAGTTGGTCTTGATGTTCCTGAATTTGTTGTTTGAATTGCTGATAATGCGTTGTTTAAATCTGTTCTAAATGCAGGGAAACCCTGATTCGCTATGTTATAATCGTGTTGTGCCATATTCTATCTAATATCCTTTAGCTAAATAATCAAAAGTTTTAGTAACTCCTGAATTGCCACTATTTTTAAATGCAACATCAAAACCATTAACAGTTTTATTTGAAATTGTAAAGAAATCTCCTGTGTTTAATCCTTGTGCTGTTATTCCAACTGCATAAGAATTAGAATAAAAAGGTAAAGTAAATACAACATTATAAGTTCCTGTTCCTGAAACAATATCATTACCACTAAATATTCTATCTGGCATATCTATACTTACTGACAAAGCACTAATAACTGGAGTGGAAGCTAAATCAAATGATCTTAATGTTACTCTAAATTTATAATATCTAGCTGTGTAATCGCCGACAACAAAGTTTCTGAATGTAGTATAACTTATATTGTCATTAGATAAAGCAATCTCAATATGTGCATTACAATTAGCAGGAGTATCTCCGTCAAAGTTAGATTGTGCGTCATCAAAATCTCCAGTTCTTGCATCAAACAAGTCATCTAAGTTATCTGAAGTTTGTGTAATTGAAGCAGTTACTCTTGAAGTATAAACTGCACCTATGTCTATTGGAGTTGAGAATAAATAAGTTCCTTCAGAATATAAGTCATAAGCAGTTACACCAGAATCAAAGAATGAAGTTCCTGAATCAAAGTCTCCTATTGCAGAATCAAATAATTCTGATGAATCTAATCTTAATGTACCATCAGAAACTATTACGTTAGTTTTAGTTCCTGTGAATGTTGGTGATTCAGTTTGTGTTGCAACAGCATTATAGTTTCCTATTGCTAATACATTTGTTTCAATGATTGTTTCATTAGAAGAAAAGTTACCATTTTTATCTACTGCTTTTATAAGATATGAACCTACTCTTGCTGGAACTGTAACTGAAGTTGCTGGTCTTGCAACTTTTTCAACTAAAGAAACTGAGTTAGCCCAAGAAGCACCACTTGTTTGTGTTGAATATCTTATTTGATAATAAGCTAAATCTAAGTCTGTAATTTGTTGCCAAGATAAATGTGCATCTCCACCAATGATGTTACATGAAAAATCTGTTACATCAGAAGGTGGTGCTATTCCACCAATGATAGTTCTTGTTGCAGAAGTATAAGTAGATGAAACTCCTAATGTATTAAATGCTCTAACTCTTACGTTATAAATAAATCCATCTTTTACGTTTAATATTCTATGAAATAATCCTGTAACCTGACCAGATATAAGATAATCTGTATCTGTACTTAGTTTGTATTCTACTTGGTAGTAATCTACAAAGTTATCTAATGATGCACCAATCGTTACATCTAAAGCAGTAATAACAACTCCGTCTGAGTATT